ACAGCAGCAACTAGCTGCGGGAGGTTACTAAATGGCTGACATTCAGCAAATCGCTGCGCGTGTCAAGCAACTGCGCGAAAAAGCGCGGGAACGGGACTCTCGTTGGTCTGACGTACTTGAGGTGCGTAAGGGAAATATTAACAAAGTATTCCCTGGATTATTCCCAGATGACTACCCTAAGCCTATGGTTGCTAACTTTATTGACATTGCAGCTCGAGACGTATCTGAAGTTATAGCCCCGCTTCCAGCGTTTAACTGTTCAGCAACTAACTCAGTATCAGACCGCGCGCGTCAGAAAGCTGACAAGCGCACCATGATCGCTGCAGGATACCGTGACCAGTCACGCCTGCAGGTACAGATGTTTACAGGTGCAGATCGTTATGTGACCTTTGGTTTGTTACCAATCCTTATTGAGATTGACTACGAACGCAAGACTCCAATCATTAATATTGATGATCCTATCGGATCATACCCAGATTTTGACCGCTTTGGACGTTTAGTTTCCTATACAAAGCGTTACACCAAGACTGTGGCTGACTTAGTTCGGGACTTCCCAGAGCATGAGTCCGTTATTCGTGGCCGTTACAATACCACTAATGACCTATCTCGCATGGACATGTACCGCTACCATGACAAAGATACAACTATGTTGTTCTTGCCAGAGCGTAATAACTTTGTTCTTGCAGAAACCCCTAATCCTATTGGCAAGATCATGGCTGTTATGGCTGTACGCCCAGGGCTTGATTCAAACTCAGAGTTTCGTGGACAGTTTGATGATATCTTGTGGGTCCAAGTGGCGCGTTCGCGCTTTGCTACCCTAAGCCTAGAAGCTGCACAGAAGTCTGTACAGGCACCATACGCATTGCCAGCAGATGTAAACGTAATGGAGATTGGCCCTGATGCCACTATCCGTTCAGCTTCCCCTGAGAAGATTCGTCGTGTAGACCTTAATGTTCCTCCTGGTTTGTTCCAGGAATCAGCAGCATTAGACCAAGAATTACGTGTTGGTGGGCGTTACCCAGAGGGTCGCCTTGGCAACATGTCAGGTTCTATTGTTACAGGTCGTGGCGTTGAAGCTCTTATGGGTGGATTTGATACACAGGTTAAGACTGCACAGACCGTATTTGCTCAAGCATTAACTCAGGTTATGGGACTTTGCTTTGAGGTTGACGAAAAGATATTCAAGAACGTACGTAAAACTGTACGTGGCATGGATGCAGGTTCACCATTTGAAATAGAATATACTCCTGCTAAAGACATTGCAGGTGAATACGTAGTAGATGTTACCTACGGTTTGATGGCTGGACTTAACCCTAACCAAGCTTTAGTCTTTGGATTACAGGCACGTGGAGATCAGTTGATCTCACGTGACTTCCTACGCCGTCAAATGCCATGGGAAATCAACGTAACCATGGAAGAACAAAAGATTGAAGTAGAGAAAATGCGTGACTCGCTACTCGCTGCAGTCTCTGGTCTAGCCCAATCGCTACCAGCATTGGTACAAAGTGGGCAGGACCCATCACAGTTTATTGGAAAACTAGCAGCAATTATTGACGGTCGCCTAAAGGGTGACTCTATTGAATCAATAGTTTCTCAGGTATTCGCCCCAGAGCCACCACCGTCCGCACCTGGATCGCAGCCTGCAGTCCCTGGCTCTCCAGAAGAAGCGGCCGCTGCTGCGGGCGGTGGTGTTTCTGGACTTAATCCACTGACGGGTTCACCTACGGGTGTAGCTCCTGGTCAGGTAGGGGTAGGCGGTAAGCCTCCAATTCAATATCTCCTTGCTGGTTTAACTAGTAGGGGTAAGCCGACACTAGCTTCTAGTGTCACAAGAATGATGCCAGCAGGATAAAAGGAGAAACAACTATGGCTTTCGGATCAGGTAAGAAGCCTGCGAACCAAGGTTCAGCAGGAAAAGCAAATGTACAACCAGTAAGAACAAGCGGAACACCAAATGGCGCAAAGCCAGGTGCAAGTAAGATTCTATTTTCAAACAAGCCAGCAGGAACCAAAGGCACTGGATCTACTTCAGGCCGTGGCAAAGGAGTACTTAAGTAATGGCTATGGAACGCACAAATGCAGGCGATAACAAGTTCGTCAACAACAAAGACTTTGGCATGATTGCACAGTCTGCAAACCGTGGTAGCAATACACCAACACAAGTTGGCAATGACAATGAACGTGAAGCTTACAACGCTAATCGTGATGTTACATACAGAAGAGGCCTTCCTTCAAGTGGTGGTAATGGAGCAAAGTCAACTGCTGCAGGTGCAACCGCAAGTTATGGCCCAAAAGTACCAACACCATTTAAGGGCGTTGCGGCTGAAAGTCGTGCAGCTCAGCGCAAGGGCGGCAAAGGTCGCTAAGTAAATAAACGTCCAGAACTGTGTTCTGGTCTGCAAGTAAAATCATTCGGTTTAATTAAAAAGGCGGTAGAATCATGGCAGGTAAAGGTGGGTATCAAGCCCCAGCAAACCCAGCTCCAGTTTCAGGCCCAGGCGCATTGTCGCAACGTACCGATGGTGGACCAGCAGACACACAAGCAGCACAGTACGTATCTGGTCTTCCGTATGGTGAGGGGCAGGCTTTAATGGCTACACAGCAAGCAGCGCCTATGGCGGCTTCTGGTGCAATGCCAGCGCCTGCCCCCATCGTACCTCTTAACGCACCATCCATTGGTGATGGTATTCCTGTTACGCACGGCGCAGATGCTGGCGTAGGCCCAGGTATGGCTTCTTTAGGTTTACCAAATCCAGATGTTTCTAATTATCAAAACACTAGAGATTACATTCATGCTTTAGCGCAAAATAGTAACTCTTCTCCAGCTTTGAAATTTTTAGCGCAGCGTATAAACGGAGCGTTCTAATTGACTGTAGATCCTTCGTGGGCCTATAACGAAGCGCTCAATAATAATCCACATTTGCAAAACTCTCCAGGGTTAGCAACAGATGTTCTTCGTTCCCCAAATCCTTTAACTACCGCACCTGTGCTTGTACATGGTGCTACCATGTCTTCAACACAACAAGCTGCACAAGATTATGCTGCAGAAAATCCAGTACAAAATCACTGGTGGGATGGTGTTGTGCATGGTGCGGCTACTAGCCTTGAGTCTTTAGGTAAACCACTTAAAGAAGTTCAACGTGATTACAAGTACATTCACTCTCTTTACTCTAAACATGGTATTATTTGGGGAACTTTAGGTACCCTTGCTGTTGCAGGTGGTGGAACTATAGGCGCACTTGTTGGTGGACCAATGGGTGCTGTACTTGGAGCTGAACTTGCTGCTACTGGTTTGCGTAAAATTGGTGGAAATCTTGATGAGTTCAAAGATTCTGTTGCAGATTCTGAAAATGAAAACTACAAAGTTTCGGCTGGCCGTGACTTTGCACATATGCTTCAAATTGAAAATACCGATGCAGGCATTGGTAAAATAGTTTCTGGTAGTGTTGATACTGTTTTTGATATTAGTATGGACCCATTGATGAAACTTGGAGTTTTGTCAAAAGTTGTTAAAACTGGACAGTATGTTAAAGGAAGTGGAAAATTCATTCCACTTATTTATCGTAGTGCTGGTGCACAAGCTTTCTTAGAACGCAACAGCCTTCGCATGTATAGTGCCGACCAAGTTGATGCTTTATATCAAACAGCAAAATCTGGAAACATTGCTGATAAAACTTTTGGTGCTGGTCGTCAGTATAACCGATCACTTGAAGAACTTGCTGGCATGAAATCTGGTGATGTTATTGCTAAGTATCCAGAGCTTCAAGGTCTTGCTTCTGAAATTGGTGCAGCAAAAAATGCAGATGAAGTGCATAATGTTTTCTTGCGTACTTTTTCTGAAAATGATTTAATGACTAAGTTTGCCGTATCTGGTTCACCATTTGTACCATCACGTTCTGTAGCACGTGCTGCACTATCCAGCGTTTCAAATAAATTGCGTCAACCTGGTTGGGACAAATTAGATGATGCTGCATTTGAATATCGCAATGCTGCTAATTTTATTATTCCTCGTCTTGCAAAAGATGGTGAAGGTTCTACAAAGTTTATTATGCCTGTAGCTTTTAATCCATTTAGCGGTGAAAAGTGGGCTTCAGCTTTAGCAAAAAAGACTCGCACATTTTCTGGTTACAAACCTTATGTGATTGACCAAGGAACTCTTGATCTTTCTACCACTACATTTAATCCAAATGATGTTGGTGCTTTGCAGGGAATTTACCGAGTTATGCGTTTTTCTTTGGGAGATAAGTCTGCCCGCAACATTGCTGGTGCATTTGCTGATGCTCCAGATGTAGCAACTAAAAGAAGCATTTATCTTTCTGGTTTGCATGAAATGTTTAAAGCCGCTGGACTTCCAAATGATTCTCATCTTGTATCAGATTTGTTAGAACAAATTGGCATGCACGGTGAAGGAACTGTTGGTTCTGGGGTATACGGTCATGGTCTTGCTCTTGGTGATGAAGCATCTATTGTTACCACTGCATCTGGATCTAATGCTTCTGCTCTTTACACCCATCAAGCTGGCAAATGGGCTTATCCTGATTTTGGACAAGTTAAACTTGCCATGCGTAGCATGGGACATGCTGGTAAACTTTACGGCAAGGTAGATGACTTTACTGCACGTAACTGGACTAATAGTATTTTTAAGCCTTTAGCTTTGTTAACCACTGGTTTTGGTTTACGCATTGCTGCTTCTGAACTTGTACCTTCAATGATTCGTTTTGGCGGTCTTGAAATGGCTAAGTCCAAGATTGCTGGCGCTGCCGCTAAAATGAATTACAAGTTGATCCCTGGTGAAGATCAGCATGTTTTGGCCAATGCAGCCCTTGCTTTATCTGGAAATGATTTTGATTACACCGCAGGAAAACTTCTTAGCGATGTTGCTGGCGACATTCCTGGCAAACCTATTCGTTCTACCATTGCTCGTACACTTACAAAAATTGCTGATCCAGAAGATTTTGATTTAGCGGCTCGCATTACATTTGCTACAAATGGTCACATGGCTACAGGTGCTACTTTGTCAGGCCATGGTACTGAAGCTGAGTTTACAGAACGTCAACGTCAACTAATGGACCTTACTGGTCAACGTGTTAAGCGCGCAATGACTGAAGCACCTGATGGCAAATACAGTCATTACACCGCACATGACGATCATTTTGATATTCATTGGACTTCTAATCTACAAAAAGCTTCTCAGAATAAAGCAGCTCAGTCTATTGCTACAGATGTTCGTGAAGGTTTAGATAATGGTCTTAGCCAAGATGAAGCATGGAAACTTGCTCAAGTTAAAGAAGAAGCGCGTATCCGTGGCGTACAATATGACCCTTCAAAGCCAAATAGTTTTGGTGAACAGTTAAGTCCTTCTGAAGATGTATATGCAGGAGAACGCTTAGTTCTTTCTCGCTATAAAGACCAAGCACCACAGACATTTGCTTTTCATCGTGTAGATGATTTACGCAATACTCTTACTGGTACTGATGGAACTTTTCACGACAATTTCTTAAACATGATTGCTGATCGCCAAAAGCCAATGGTTACTGATGTTGTAGGTATTGATTCAGCCGCAAAACCTAAAGCAGTTATTGGCCCAGAACTCGAACCTTACATTGGTAACAATGTTATGCAACGTATTATTCAAACTGGTTTCAAAAAAGTAATTGATCCTATTGTTGGTAATCTTTCACGTCAACCATTGTTTTTCCAGCATACAAAACAAGCAATGACTCTATACCAGCCAATGATTGATGCTGGCATGATTAGTGAAGAAACTGGTTTGCGCTTGGCTATGACCCGTGCAACTCATGCTATGCTTCCACAGATTCACAACGTAGCATTACGTACACAATTTTCTGTGTTAGCACAAAACTACTTGCCATTCTATTTTGCTCAAGAACAAGCAACCAAGCGTTACATTAAACTTGCTGCAGATAATCCCCAAGCGCTACGTGCATACCAGTTAATTGAACAAGGATTAAATGATCCTGGTTTTGTGCAAAAAGATGACCAAGGTAATCGTTACTTAATGTTCCCTGGAGTTGGTGAACTTGGTGCCGCAGCCATTTCTGGTGCTGCTGCTATTGGATTGCCAGTACAAGCTGGGCTTCCAGTTACAGTTCGTGGAAACATGGAGTCACTAAAAACTGTACTTCCTGAAATGAGCATGCCTGGTGTTTCACCAATTATGGCTCTATCGGCTAATACCATTGCTTCTTTACATCCTGAATGGTCACGTCAAATAAAAGCCATTATTGGAGATAAAGCATTTGGCAGAGGAATCATTGACGAAATAATACCATCTTCACCATTGCGTAATTTAGTTAAAGCTGTAATTATTCGTGATGGCGATGCTTCATTCCAAAATGCAATGTTGTCATCTATTGCTTCAGCTTCATACTCTGGTCAAGTTCCTGGACCTGACTCATCACCTGCCGAAAAACAAGCATTTTTAGATCGCATTAAAAATAATGCAACAAGTATTATGCTTATTAAGGCTGTGCTTTCTGCAGTATCTCCTCTGTCTCCACAAGTTACACAAGAAGAACTTGGTCTACGCGATGAGTTCTACAAACTTGTTAAAGAAAAGGGTGATTACCCTACAGCCCTGCATGAGTTTTTAATTAAACATGGTGATGGTGCAATTTCTTATACTGTCGCACGTTCAGAAGGAACGATCAAGGGCGCTAACATGCCTTACACTGATGAAGTTGCCAACTGGTTAGAAAGCAATAATGCACTTCTTTCATCTAATCGTGCTGTAGGTGCAGCGTTTCTTATTCCACAATCCACTAACGGTGGTGGAGACAAGCAAGCAATTTATGATGAAATTATGAAATTGCATCTGCGTACTAAAAGAAACCCTCAAGAATTTTTAGATGCTATTTATAGTGCTACTGGAAACAATGCTTACTTCCAGGATAAAGCTATTCACGATGCTACTATTGCTGCTGCTGGTAAAAACAAAAAAGCCGTTGATGTTGAAAATGCTAATTGGGATGCCTACAAATCTGATTTTGCTTTGGCTAATCCAATTTGGGCTGATGATTTTCAATCACCTGAAAAACGAAATATTGCTAAAAAAGCCATAGATGATTTGCAATATTTGTTTTCCAATAACATGGTCCCAAATACAGAGCAATCTAATTTAGTTTCTGGTTTGCTTAATGACTACAAAAAACATCAAGAAACTAAAGATCAAATCAAAGGATTAAATACTAAGGTTACGTTAACCCAAGAAAATGATAACTGGGATGCGTACTTAACTCAGTTGTCACAGGATGAACCTCGCCTTACAACTATTATTAACGGCGTTTTTAGAAGGTTGGATTAAATGGGATATACACCAGTAACCATTACTACTGCTGGAAGTTCAAGTACAAACCCTTGGGCTAATAGTGAGTTTTATTTTAATGCTGGAACTTTGTCAGCAACCAACAATCCTTTTGGTGGAAATAATGTTCCCTGGGTAATGGATCCTGAAACTCGTAAAGAAACATACCGTGGTTACTCTGACAAAGCAGCTTACGACAAGGCTTATGCTGATGCTGTAAAAAACTTTGGTATTGCTAATGTTACTAACCAAACTGGTAAATCTACAAGTCAAACTTCTAAAAGCATTAAACAATTTAGTTTACAACAAATACAAGGTTTAGCCACTTCTGCTTTTCAAGCAGCTATTGGTCGTGCTGCAACTAATGAAGAACTTGCAACTTTCTTAAAACACCTTAATAGTGAAGAAAAAAAGAATCCTACTATTACAAAAACCACAACAAGTTCTGGTAAAAATAATTCTACTTCTACATCTGTTTCTAGTGGTGGTGTTGATGAATCACAATTTGCTACTACCGAATCACAGATGCACCCAGAATTTGCTAACTACCAAAAAGCAACAACTTACTTTGATGCCATGACAAGTGCTCTTCGTGGCCCTACAGGAGGTGGGTTCTAATGGCTGGTGAATACGCAGAAAGCTTACGCCCTACAACACCAACACCAGTTCCTACTCCAAAACCAAAACCAAAATCAAAAGTTACTCCAAAAACAAATGTTGTAACACCACAAACTGTTTCAAAACCAATAGATTTTGCTGCGGCATATGGAGTACAAGCTGCGCTTGTAAATAGTGATCCAGGTCTTAAAACTCTTTTTGATAAAGCTGTTGCAGAAAAATGGACACCACAAAGATTTTCTACAGAATTTCAAAATAGTAGTTGGTACCAAGGACATGCACAATCTTGGCGTGAAGCAGAAACTGCACGATTAACTGATCCTAAAACTTGGGATCAATCAATTAAAGATTTGTCTGCACAAATTAAACAAACTGCTACCTCTATGGGCATCTCTTTAACAGACCAACAAATTACAGATTTAGCCAATCAAACTTCTTTTTCCTCATGGGGTAAGGGTATTGATACTGGTCTACTTCGCACCCATATTGTTGATACTGGTCGCATTTCAGGCACTGGTGGAGAAGCATCACAGACTATTGATAAATTAAAAAATTATGCTTACAACATGGGTGTGTCTTACAATGATGATTGGTATAACACTCAAGCACAAAATGTTCTTTCTGGTAAAGCAACTTTAGAAGAAAGCAACAATGCCATTAAAGATATTGCTAAATCTAAGTATGGCGCTTTTGCTGACCAGATTGATGCTGGAGCCACAGTCCAACAAATTGCTTCTCCATATATGAATAGCATGGCTAACATACTTGAATTAAATTCAGCAGATATTAAACTTGATGACCCTAACATTAACAAGGCTTTGACTAATTTGACTCAAGACTCCAAGCCAGCATTGCAACCTCTGTGGCAATTTGAAACTGAATTACGTAAAGATCCACGTTGGGCAAAAACTAAAAATGCTCGCGATGCAATAGACTCTACCGCGCGTTCAGTTCTTTCTACATTTGGGTTGGTTAGCTAATGGCAAAATCAGTAATTGATACCAATACTACAATTATCAATGGGCGTAATGTCCAAGTTGTAACTTATGATGATGGTGAAGTTGTACAAAATGATTTAGGACCAGCAGGAAATCAAGATGATGCTATTGCTAATCTTTCTAAAACATTTGAAAATTATGGCATTAGTTCTTTAGCTTCTGTTATTGCTGGTTTTGTACAACAAGGTTACAGTTCTGACACCATTGCTTTAATGCTACAAGATACTTCAGAATACAAACAGCGTTTTGCTGGAAATGAAGCTCGTCGCAAGGTAGGTCTTCCAGTTCTTAGCCCTGGAGAATACTTGGCAACTGAGCGTTCTTATAGGGCCATTCTTGAATCTTCAGGTTTGCCCAAAGGATTTTATGATAGCCAAGATGACTTTCAAAAATTTATTGAAAATGATACTTCACCTACAGTTTTGAAGCAACGTGTTGATGCTGCTTCTGGTGCGATTAAAAACGCTGACCCTTACTACACCCAAGCACTACAAGACATGTACGGATTATCTACTGGTGACATGATTGCTCATGCTTTAGATCCAGATAAAGCTTTACCTCTTATTGAAAAGCAAGCCAAGGCTGTTGAGTTTGGTGCAGCGGCTGCTCGTCAAGGTTTGTCATACAGCCAGGGTAGTTCTGAAGCACTGGCACAACAATCTATTGCTGGAGTTGGCAGTGGTGTTGGTGCAGAGCAAGGCTTCAGTTCTATTGCTTCTATACTTCCTACAGCACAGCAGCTTGGTCAAATTTATGGTGACAATTACGACCAAGCAACTGCAGAACAAGATGTGTTTGGTGGTCTTGCTTCCGCAAAACGTAAACGTCAAAAACTTGGTGAAATGGAAACCTCAACTTTTAGTGGACAGTCTGGTCTTTCTGCTGGCTCATTAAAAAAGAGTTCAGAAGGTTCCTTCTAACAAACTCCATACGGATCGATCGGCCCTCGTATGCGTAATAAAGACCGATAGTGAAAGCCAATGTAAATTCCCCTGTTTGCATTGTGGTTCGCGACTAACCTAACAAGAAAGGGAGTGGCTGCTATGGCCAACCAATACGAAGAATACGAAGATGATGATGACTTCGATACCGAAGAAGCCAACGGTCCTGCTAACTTACGCAAGGCACTTAAACGTGCTGAACGTGAAGCTAGCAAACTAAAAGATGAACTGGCATCATTAAGATCAGAAAGTCGCACCCGAACCGTTAAAGACGTGTTGGAAACCAAGGGTGTTAATCCAAAGATTGCTGCGTTCATCCCAGCAGATGCGGATACACCCGAAAAGGTTGCTCTATGGCTTGACGAATACTCAGATGTTTTTGGGTACAAGACCAACGAGCAATCAGACGACATTGTGGCTCCAGATTCGGCTCGCCGTATTCAGGAATCCACTTCTACTGCTACAACTTCAGGTCGCGATGAGGACTTAGGTGCTCGTCTCGCTGCAACTAATAGCAAGGAAGAGCTGGATCAACTGATCTTTGGCATGTCCACAGGTCGTTAACAGCAACTACAACAAACCCTAATCCCCAAGGAGGGGAAATATATGGCTAACGCATATACAGATACTAGCACTGGCTCGCTTGGTACCAACCTGGTCCAAGCCGCCTATGACCGCTATGTAGAGTTTGCGCTTCGTGCGATCCCATTGATCCGCGACGTAGCAGACAAGCGCCCAGCGCAGCAGGCAATGCCAGGTTCCTCAGTCGTGTTCCAGCTTTACAGCGACATGGCTAAGGCTACCACAGCTTTGACTGAAACCACAGATCCAGATGCAGTTGCTCTTGGCAACACCACATCTGTATCCGTAACACTGAACGAATACGGCAACGCAGCCCTTGCAACTCGCAAGTTGGAACTGTTCTCGCTGTCCGATGTTGATCCA